ATCTGAGCACACAAAAACAGTTACGCATCTAGGTACTGGAGCAACACTTAAGGTTATTGCAGCAGAATCTAACGCCGCAGCGGGTAAAAAGGCCTCGATCATTTTGATAGATGAGGTCTGGCTATTCGGGAAACGTGCCAACGCTGAATCAATGTTCCGTGAAGCAAAGGGTGGTTTAGCATCACGACCAGAAGGTTGTGTGATTTATCTGTCTACCATGTCAGATGAAGTGCCATGTGGTGTTTTCAAACAACTTCTAGACTATGCCCGTGATGTGCGTGACGGCATTAAAGAGGATAAAAGCTTTCTGCCACTTATTTATGAATTCCCTAAGCATCTAGTAGAAGCTGGAGAACATTTAAAGCCAGAAAACTTCTATATAACCAATCCAAACTTAGGTGCTTCGGTTGATCATGAATATCTAATTTCGGAATTTAACAAAGTTAAAGATGCTGGTGAAGAATCTCTTAGAGACTTCTTGGCCAAGCATTTAAACATCGAAATTGGCATGAACCTTCGTGCTAACCGGTGGGCGGGTGCAGAGTATTGGAATGCTCAAGCTAAAGATATCCAAATCGACCAACTAATTGAGCTATCCGATGTCATTACTTTGGGTATTGATGGCGGTGGGCTTGATGACTTATTAGGATTCGCTGCACTAGGACGGTTATCAGCAGACCCTCGCATCTGGTGGCTTTGGAACCATGCATGGGCAAATAAAGTTGCTTTGGAGCGCCGAAAAGAAAACATCCCAAAGTACCAAGACTTTGAAAAAGAGGGAAGTCTGACTGTAGTTGAGAAAGTTGGCGAAGATATCGACCAATTGGCACTGATTGCAAAGCAGGTTTATGAAAGTGGCAAGCTTGACAAAATTGGACTGGACCCGCAAGGTCTGGGCGGTCTTTTGGATGGCTTATTGGGTGTAGGTATTCCACAAGAGCAACTTGTTGGTGTGCCGCAAGGTCATAGGTTGATGGGGTACATCATGACTGCTGAACGGAAACTGGCGGAGGGCAACCTTTGGCATGCTGGGCAGCAACTTATGACTTGGTGTGCTGGCAATGCGCGAGTTGTGATGATTGGTAATGGGATGCGAATCACCAAGCAAGAATCAGGGGTTGGGAAAATTGACCCTTTGATTGCAACATTTAATGCCGTGGCTCTAATGACTATGAACCCGATTGCCAAGAATTTAGACATTGACGAATATTTAGAGGATGTCGTGATAGCATGAGTACCACACAAGAGCCGGGGTTTTGGTCCCGCTTCTGGTCACGATTGACTGGAAACACACAATTAAAAAAAGGCGATTCGTCTTATCCTTTTGATAGTTATTTATCACCCGGTGGATCAGTTGTCACACCTGAAACGGCTTTGAAGCTTTCTGCAGTTTGGGCATGTGTAAAATTAAGAGCTGAAACTATCTCAACTCTTCCTTTGCAGCTTTACGACAACAATAAACGTCTTGCTACTGATCATTACCTTTATCGAATTTTGCATGATTCACCCAATGCCGATATGTGTGCAAGTGAATTTTGGCAAGTTCAAGTTGCTTGTGTTGACTTATGGGGGAATGCATACAACCTCATTACAAAGGACTCAAGCGGGAAAGTAATTGCTCTTGAGCCACTTTTCCCGAGTGGTATGGTTGTAAAACGTAATGATTTGGGAGCGATTGATTTTCATTACACTGAAAATGGGAAAACAACAACCTATTCGGAAGACCAAATCTTGCATTTTAAGGGTTTTACTCTTGATGGGCTTGTTGGTTTATCTGCTATTCAGTTTTTTGCTCAAACCATAGGCATGCAGTTCGATGCAAACAATCAAGCTCAAGACTGGTTTAAAAATGGCTTAAAGGTTGGCGGCTTTTTGGAGACTGGAGAGCAAACCTTAACTAAAGAGCAACGTGAACGGCTAAGAAACCATTTAAGTGAGTTCAGTAAACCTGAGAATGCTGGTAAGTACATGGTGCTTGAGGCTGGAATGAAGCTTTCTGGCTCAAATAGTATTCGAATCAATCCCGTTGATGCCCAGTTACTTGAATCTCGTTATTTTGGCATTGAAGAAATATGCCGCGCCTTTGGTGTTCCACCTCAGTTAATTGGTCATACAAACAAAGCAAGTTCTTGGGCTTCTAGCCTTGAGCAGACAAATCGGGGTTTTTTGACATATTCACTTAATCCTCAATTGGTCCGATATGAACAAACAATCACAAAGAGATTGTTTTTACCAAGCGAAAAATACAAGTACCGGCCAAAATTTGCGGTTGAAGGCTTATTACGGGCCGACAGTGCTACTCGCTCAGGTTTCTACACAAACATGATTCAAAACGGTGTTATGACGCGTAATGAAGTACGTGATTTAGAAGACTTGGCGCCTTTACCGGGTGGCGATGAGCTAATGGTTCAAATGCAAATGGTCGGATTGAAAGATCAGGGGAAAACCAGTGGATAGACTTAAACTAACTTTAGAAATCAAAGCCACCCAAGAGGGTGGCTTTTTTTCTGGCTACTTAGCTGCTTTTGACAACCTTGATTCTCATGGGGACATCATCCGCAAAGGTGCATTTGCCAAAACTCTTCAAGAGTGGAAGGCAAAAGGCAAGTACCCAGCAATCTTTTGGGATCACAACCCATCTGAACCAATCGGAATTTTTACCGAAATGCGTGAAGACGAAAAAGGGTTGTACGTAGAAGGTCGTCTCTTAATTGACGATGTGCCGCGAGCTAAAGCTACTTATGCGCTGATGAAGGTTGGCGCGATTGATGGCATGTCCATTGGCTATATCACCAAGTCTTATAGACGCGATCCAGATTCACTAATCCGCGAACTGCTGGAACTGGAGTTGGTGGAGGGTTCAATTGTTGCCTTTCCTTCCAATCCAGAAACCCTAATCAGTTCCGTCAAATCCAAATTACAAGATGGCGAACTGCCAACATTACCAGAATTTGAAAAATTCTTGAGAGAGTCAGGATTTTCAAAAAACCAAGCTACTGCAATCGCTAGCAAAGGCTTGCGTTCTCTTCTGAGCGAGTCAGAGGAAGAAACCAAAGAAGCGAAATCAATTTCTAATGCTTTAAATATTTTAAAAGGAGTCAGCAATGTCTGAACAAAACCTAGAACAACTCGCTCAAGAGTTTAAGAAACACGTAGACACCGTTAAGGGTATTGCCGAAGAGTTTAAAGGCAAGCGTGAACATGGCGACAAAATTTCAGAAGATGCAAAAAACAAAGCAGATGAAGCCATTACCAAATGTAATGAGACTAAAGCTCGTTTAGATGAGCTAGAGCAAAAAATGGCGCGTCGACCAAATGACCAGCCTACTGAGCAAAAATCTTTAGGACGTCAATTTGTTGAATCTGAGCAATTTAAATCCCTCGTTGGATCAGCAGGTCAACGTGGTAAAGCTAACTTAGAAATTAAAGCCACCATTACCTCTGCAACTACGGATACGGCAGGGGCAGCAGGCGACTTGGTCCAAACTACACGAATTCCGGGGATTATTGCTCCACCTGACCGAAAGCTAACAATTCGCGACCTTCTAATGCAGGGCCGTATGGATGGAAATGCACTTGAATACGTGCGTGAGACTGGCTTCACAAATGGCGCTGGTATGGTAGCTGAAGGAACTAAAAAGCCTGAGTCTGACCTTAAGTTTGACCTTGTAAGTACAACTGCCAAAGTTATCGCACATTATATGAAAGCTTCGCGTCAGATCCTTGATGATGCTTCACAATTGCAGTCATACATTGATGGCCGTTTGCGTTATGGATTGGCTTTCAAAGAAGAGCAGCAAATTCTTAATGGTGATGGTACTGGTCAGAACTTACTTGGGATTATTCCTCAAGCGACTGCTTATGTTCGTCCTACAGGTGTAACACCATCACAAGAAACGATCATTGATACTTTGCGTTATGCAATGCTTCAAGCGATTCTTGCTGAATATCCTGCAAGTGGTCATGTACTTAACCCAATTGACTGGGCAAGCATTGAAACGCTGAAAGACACAACTGGCCAATACATTATTGGTAACCCACAAGGCACTTTAAATCCTACTTTGTGGGGCCTTCCAGTTGTTGAAACTCAAGCTATCACAGCAGGTAAGTTCTTGACTGGTGCATTCTCAATGGGTGCTCAGATCTTCGACCGTTGGTTATCTCGTGTTGAGGTGGCAACAGAGAACGAAGACGATTTCGTTAAGAACTTGGTGACAATTCTTGCTGAAGAACGCCTAGCTTTAGCGGTTTATCGTCCAGAAGCATTTGTTTACGGTAATTTGGCACCTGCTGTAACACCTTAATTGAATAGGGGCGAAAGCCCCTTTCTTTTTGGAGATAGTAATGAAGTACGAAGTTAAACGTGAACATTTTGGCGATCAGTTTTATAAAACTGGTGACACTCGGGAAGCTGATCCAGCAACAGTAAAACATTTGGTAGACAAAGGCGTTCTGGCAGAACCACAAGAAGAAATGAAGCCAGTTAAAAGCACGAAACAGGTGAAATCAGAATGATTACTTTAGATCAGGCAAAACTACACTGTCGCATTGACGAAGATGATGAAGATTCGTTGATTATTAAATGGATTGCAGATGCAGAAGAGGTAATTCAAAACGATTTAGATCGGAAAGTGATTGTGAGTGAGGCTGATCGAGTAGATGAAACTGATATCTTAGATAATGATTGGTTAGATTCAGCAAGACTAATTTATGTTCAATATCGGTATAGCCGAAGCACAGAAGGTAAGCCGAGAGCTTACTGGGATTTATTGCAAAAATTCAGAATTATGGGGGTTTAAATGTCAGATATTACCCCTAAATTGCGCCACCGCATCACCATTCAAAAGCCCATACAAACTCAAGATCAAAACGCAGGTAAATTAATTACCTCATGGTCAAATCTTGCAACTATTTGGGCCGAAGTAACTGACTTATCAACCCGTGATGTTATTGCAGCCAAAGCAGCAAACAGCGCAATACAAGCCCGTGCAAAAGTGCGTTTTAGCAGCACTACAAAGCAGATTGATAGCACCATGCGAGTTTTGTTTGATGGCTACTATTACAAGATTGACGGCAAACCTATGCGAGATCCAGATTCGCGCCGTGAATATCTAACCATCAACTTATCAACTGGTGATAAAGCATGGAATGGGTGATTTATGGCTACTCAAATACATGGCTTGGAGCCTGCATTAAGACGAATGCGGGCAATTGGTAATGACAAGACTGTAAAACGTATTGCCCGTAAAGCGATGCGGCAGGCAATGAACATTGCAAGAGATTCAGCTCGTCAAAAAGTTAAACGCCTAGATGATCCAACCACTCCAGAAAAAATCTGGAAAGAAATTGTGGTTCAAAATGGCCGGAGTAGAAATAAAAACACTTTGGTTATGCGCGTGGGAGTGCGTGGTGGTGCACGTATCCCATATACAAACAATGCTCAAAATAGACGTGCTGGGCGTGTTGGTCAAACTTACCAAGCGGACGGACGAGTCTTTTACTGGCGATTCCTTGAGTTAGGCACAAGTAAACAGCCTGCTACTCCGTTTTTACGCCCTGCTTTATACGAAAACATTGAACAGATAACAGATAAGTTTGTTCAAGTATTTAATTTTGAACTCAGTGTGGTTTTAGGTGAAGCTTAATGATTGATGTTCCAATTTTTAAATTAGCCAGAGCAGATCCAGCGGTTAAGGCTCTACTTGAAAGCGATGGAATTTTGCGAGTCTGGAAGTTTGGAAGTGCTCCAGATGAGCCACAAGCGCCATATGTGACATGGCAAACAATTTCTGGTGATTCAAATAGCAACCTTGATTCACGTCCTGTTTCAGACAATGCAATTATTCAAATTGATGTATATGCAACTGATGAGGATGTTGTTGATCAGGTTGCAAAAGCAATTCGCTTCGCAATTGAACTTGATTGTTATGTGGTTCGTTATGGCGAGGCAGATAAGGACCCCGTAACAGGAATGCCTCATTATTCTTTTGATGTTAGCTGGATCGTAAACCGCTAATAAAACTTAAACCATATTTTCACTTAGCACCCATTTCGGGTGCTTTTTTTATGCCTAAAATTAAGGAGCGCTCTTAATGGCTAATGTAAAAACGCAAGGTACACAGGTATTCACTGTGATCGACGGTCAGGTTGTCCGTTTCGTCTGTGTGAAGAAAATCGGATTTGGTCAAGACACGTTTGGTAAGATTGATGTGACTTGCCTTGATGCTGAAACTAAAGAATATATTCGCGGGATGCGTGATCCGGGCGAAGGTGCTTTTGATATTGACTATGATGACACAAATACAAGTCATGACAAATTAGCTGAAATTGCAGAAAGTGGTGAAAAGCTTGATTGGTATGTTGGCTCTAGTCATTCAAAAACTCCACCAACATATGATGCAACCACTGGTATTGATTTACCAGAGGACCGCATGTGGTGGTCTTTTAAGGGTTATTTAAATGATGCAGCGCCAAATGATGTTGAAGTTGATGCAGCGCTAGGCTATTCATACACACTAGTGCGTACTTCAAAAGTAACTCGAACTAAACGCACGGTGACACCATAATGGCTAAGATTTCAACTACAGCACTAAAGAAAAGCATTACTTCTTTAAATGCTCCAATTTTAAAAACAGTTAAGTGGCTGGTTGAAGTGACTGAATGCAATATCAAGTCACTAAAAGAACTAACTGGAAATCCAAATCTTGAACTTGGGCAAATTGAAGAGCTTGAAGCTGATGTTTTTGTAAAAAAATTGAACTTCAAAGAAAGCCGAGAAGTTTCAAAAGCGATTGAATGGGATGTCAACTATCAAGATTTAGAAGCTTCAAAAGTCAAGACGATTGATTCCACACAAATGCAAGCCGCTCAGTTGCTTGGCTCTATTTGTTCTGACCAAAAAGGCACACCATTTTTCGCAAATGTGAATGACATTTACAAGGCTGAGCCTAGTTTAGTAAATGCTCTATTTGCGGCATCTGATGAAATTAATAATTTTTTGGGAAAGTCTCGGAAGAAGAGCTTGCAGACAGAGAACTCCTCATTGAACTCGTCCTCAATGGAATCGGTGGAAGCACTTTAGCAGAAGCCGAATTAAACATTAGTCATAAAGAGTTGATGGAATGGAGAGCCTATCGTCAAAAATATGGCTCTCTTTTCTTTGGTCGCCGTTTAGAGCAAAGTTTTGGTAGCTGGATGGCTCTCTACACAGGGTTTAAAGTGAAAGATGGCACTAAAGTTGATCCTTATGTTTATATGCCTCATGAGCAACCACCAGAAGACAACTCGCTATCTTTAATTGATTACCTTGAAAAAGTAGCAAGTGATTAATGAAATGATTAAAAAACCACTCAAAAGGGTGGTTTTTTAATATACTGATTGTTATTTTGTCAAAACTTTATAACAAATGGTGAAATCATGAAGAAGTTAATTTTTCTAATTTTTTGTTTATTTAGCATCTCTACTTTTGCACAACAAGTTAAGATTAGTGAATATGTTGAGGTAGTTGACCTGCCAAATATGTCAAAAAACCAAATTTTTAATACTTCTAAAATTTGGATAGCAAAGTCATTTAAATCATCAAATTCAGTTATTCAATATGAAGATTCAGCAACAGGCACCATTGTTGGGAAAGGTAATATGCAGTTCCCTTGCCAAGGTACTTGGAGTTGTATGGCGCATAAGGATGATATTTTAGTTTTTACAATTAAAATTGATACAAAAGACAATAAAGCTCGCATTTCTTTTAATGACATGACTATGAAAATTAATACAAAAGGAGCAACTAAATTTGTAGCTATTGGACAGGAAATTCAGACTGTACCAGAAAAGGACAATGATGTTATCCAGTTAGGATTAAAAAACATAGTTCAAGATTTTAAGAACGGCATTCACACTGAGTCATCTGATTCAAATTGGTAAATTAAATAACATTGAAAACCCCGTATTTGCGGGGTTTTTTATTGCCCGGAGAAAAGAAATGGCGACTAATTCACTTGGCAGATTAACCCTTGATTTGGTTGTTCAAACAGCTAGTTTTACGGAGCCATTAAGTAAGGCAGAGCGCCAAGCCCGTACATCAAGTCAAGGAATTGCAGGATCTTTAAATATTGCTGCAATTGCAGTTAGTGCGTTGGGTGGTGCTATTGCTGGGCTTTCAATTGCAAACCTTGTTAGTTATAGCGAAAAAGTAATCCAAACAGGAAGTGATATTCAGCGCTTTTCAAAGCTTGCTAATGCTTCTGTAAAAGATTTTCAATATTTTGCAAAGGGTGCGGAATCTGCTGGCATATCAATGGAATCATTTGCGGACAAAATGAAAGATATGCAAGACCGGATTGGTGACTTTCAACAAACCGGGGGCGGTCCTTTAGCAGACTTTTTCGAAAATATTGCACCAAAAGTTGGCGTAACAATTCAACAGTTTCAAAAGCTATCTGGACCAGATGCACTTCAGCTATTTTACAACTCTTTAGAAAAAGCGGGTGCATCTACAAATGATATGAAATTCTACATGGAAGCAATCATCTCCGATTCCTCTTTGTTGATTCCTCTTTTAGAAAATGGTGGGCAAGGCTTTAAAGAATATGGTGAGGCAGCTAAGAAAGCTGGCGCAATCATGACTGATGAACTTGCAGCAAACCTTGCTGAAGCTAAAAAGCAAATGATGCTGATGGACCTCCAGTGGCAAGGTCTTGAATATCGAATGATTAACAATGTTGTGCCAGCTTTGAAAATGGTTGTTGATAATTGGTCAGAGATTAAAGCTGTGACAATTGCTGTTGCTGCTGGGATCGCTGCCAGATTTGTACCAGCTTTGGTTGTTGCCACTTATCAACTTGGTCAAACTGCCGTTTTTGCTTTACGCGCACAAGTTGGATTATTTAGTTTTGCTAGAACTGCTGGGGCAACTACAGGGGTACTTGCTTTGCTTGGCGGGCCTGCGGGCTTGGGTATGTTGGCTGCTCAGTTAGTTGTGGCCGGTGGCGCATATTATCTAATGACTCAACAGACTAAGGACACTACAGAGGCGCTGAGTGACCAAGGTCTTACAATTGATGAGTTAAAGGAAAAATATAAAAAGCTAAATGCAGAACAGTTAAAAATTAAATCTTTGGATGTAGCAGATGAAATAAGTAAGCAAAACAAGATTATCGAAAATACTTTTTCGCAACTTGACCGTCGTGTATATAACATTCTCACTGGTGCTGGAACCGAGAAACAAGCTGGAGCATTACAGCAGTATATTGATGACCTTAAAGCCGGAGGGGATCGGGCCGCACAAGCTTTAAATGTTTTATCGGCAACAAATGTTTTTAGTGATTCTCAATTGAGAAGTATTGCTGACTTTGGTTTAACGATTAAGGGTGCTACAGATGAGATTCAAAGACAAAAAGATATTCAATCTATAGTTAAAAGCGTCACTGATGAAACGATTAAGGCACAGCAGAACCAAACGAAGGTACTCACAGAGGCTGAAAAAGCGTGGAACAATTTAACAAAAGCTCAACGAGATTACATTACCCAAGCCAAACAAGATGTGCTTAGAGAAGGATATATCAAGACACTTGTAAGAGAGGGGGTAAGTGTAGATAAAGCGAATGTTTATGCAGATGCACAAGTCGCAGCAAATGGAGAAAATGCTTTTAAAGCACCATTGCCAAAGGATGTGCTACTTGCTGCCCGCGAAAACTTCAATCTAAAAAATTATACTTTTAGTAAAGACGAGTTGGCGGCAATTGCTCGTGCGCAAGGTATTGCTAAGGCAAATAATTTTGCTCAGATTGAAAGTTTGTATGGTTTGCCTGCTGGAACACTTGCTGCCTTGATTCTTCAAGAGTCTGGGGCGAATGCTGGAGCAAAAAGTCATACTGGGGCAACAGGTCTTTTTCAAACTACTAGCGTGTTTAGAAAACAGTATGGTCTTAATGCCAAAAGTTCGATTGAAGAAATCGCAACTGCAGCGGCTAAAGACTTGCAAAAACGCTACCAAGAATTTGGTGATCGTGCAAAAGCCTTAATGGCCTACAATGCAGGTGCAGGTGGCTTAAGAACCTATTTGAAAGGTGGTCTATCAGATAGCAAGCGCAAAGAGGTTGCTGGTTACGTACCCGGTTTCCAAAAATGGTTCGCGGGAGTATCCGGAAAATCTACTGTAGACAATTCAATTTTAATGCCTACTCAGGCAGATCAACTTGAATTAATCAACAAAGCTGCTGAGTCTCAACAGGCTATTAATGATGCAAGAAAAGAAGTTAACGCACGGTATTACACTGAAGCTCAACGACTTGCAAAGGAGCATCAAGATAATATTGATAAGATCAAACTTGCGTATGCTGGTACACCGCAGTTAAAGGAAAAGCTTGCTCAAGAGAATGCGTTATATGCTGCTCAGCTTGCAAAGTTAGAGTCAGATAAAAAGGAAGAGTATAACCAATACTTTGCTTTTGAAACTGATCGAATCAAGCAGATTGAACAAAACTATGATCGACAAAAAGAGTTAATTGATTCAAATGCCGAGTATGAGTATGGGAAATCGAAAAAAGCTTTAGAAATTAAAGCGGGTCTTGAACGCCAAAAACAGAAGGAAATAGAGTGGGAAAAACTTGAGCAACAACAACGCCTAAACGATGCCAGTTCATTCTTAAATACTGAGCTTCAAAATATGAGAATTCGTTTCGCGTATGAACGCGAGCAGATTTTGCGTAATTCTGAAATTTCTAAAGAAGAGCAAAAACAACGAATTGAATTAAAAAAAGCTGAGGAACAATTAAGCTTAATTGATAAGGCATCACAAGCAAGCATTGCTTGGGATAGTACAAATGCAAGTTTGAATGGCTCAAGTGAGGTTTACCAACTTGGACAAGAAAGACTAGGGCAAAATGCACAATCACTTGCTTTGGCTAATGCCCAAGCCGCCCTTGCTCAATCTGCAGCAGAACAAGAGGCTATTTGGAAAGCACATAAAGATCGTATGTTCATGATCGATCAGAACTATGAGCTTAACAAAGCCGCACTGGGTGCAAAAACAGCTTCTGAAACGTTAGGCGGCATGGCTGATCTCATGGGTGGTTTGATGGGTGAGCAATCAGCAGCTTATAAAACCATGTTTGCTATGTCTAAAGCATTCGCCGTTGCTCAGGCAATTATGAATGCACCACAGACTTATTCAAACGTTTATACATCTGCTTCATTAATCCCAATGATTGGTCCATATATTGCTCCAGTGCTTGCTGGTGCAGCAGTAGCGATTCAGGTTGCACAAGCAGCTCAAATCAAATCTGTAAACCTAACAGGTATGGCGCATGATGGTATTGGCAATGTGCCGAAAGAAGGTACATGGTTGCTCGATGGTGGTGAACGTGTTTTAAACCCTGAGCAAAACAAGGACCTTACAAACTATCTAAACAATCGTAAGGAAGGTGGGGCACAAGTTGTGGTCAATAATTACAGCAAAGCTAGTGTTGATACAAATATTGGTGATGATGGCAAGGTATATGTGACTATTGATGATGTATATAACCCTAACAGTAAGTACAGCCAAGCAATGCAGGAAAGTTTTAATTTATCTCGTAATAGGGGTTGATAGTGGATAAATTCATGATTTGCCCGTTGCTTAAGGGTTATGACTTTACACCGGGCAGCAATTTGCGAGAGCAAGAAACAGAAGGGGGACCTCCAAGACAGGTCCCTTTTTTTGTAGGAGCTTGGCACACGGTAAACGTTTCTATCTCTCTAAATAACGAGGATGAAAAGGAGTACTTCTGGGCTTTTTGGCGTGACAAGCAGTACAAACCTAGTAACTGGCTTTGGAGGCTAGCATTAGACAATGCAAGGCTAGAGGAATGCGAGTGCAGGTTTGTTGCAGGCTCGCTCCCAAAAGAAGTGGAGCGAGACGGGAAAATCCTTCAACTCAGTTTTCAATTAAGAGTCAAACCATTATATCGCGACCATCAAAATGACCGAGACATTATTGAAATTTGGCAAAACGGTGGCGGGCCGGTTGTGGTTGGCACTATTGAGAAAGTTCCAAATGAGTGGCTTCCTAGCGCTCAAGGGGTGAAATGGTGGCAGAAATAACGGATGAAATGTTAGCCGTGTTGGACCAGTCTTCTGGTCCGGTAGGCTTGCTTGAGTGTGCAGAGATATCACACCCCAATTGGCCTAGAGTTCTTCGATATATCGTTAATTCTAGTGAGCCAATAGATTTAACTCACGAAGACGGCCAAACCTTTACATATTCTTATGCACCTCTAAACATTACGAGAAGTAATGAGGAGGAAAACTTAGACCAAAAAATTACAGCCGTTATTGGGGACCTCGGTTCTGAGATCCCTGAATTGGTTGATCTAATTTTAAAGGATGCTGTAAGAGTCCCGCCCATCCTTAATTATCGTTCTTACATCATTGGTAAATATGACATGCCTTGTTATGTAGAAAAGGACCTTGAAATTGTTGTCATTACCCGTGATTGGAGAGGAACAAGTTTTGAGGCTCAGGCTCCGGGTTTGAATGATTCGGGTAACGGTGAAATTTATTCGGCAAGTACAGATCCTAGTTTAGAGGGATTTTACTCATGAATATTCGGCAACTTTTTTATTGTGTCTATGACCCAGAAAAGTTCCATTGTGTGCATTTCGTCATCTTGGCCGCAAAGGTCATTTTTGAGAAGGATTACACGCCGTGTTTTTTGGGGCTTACTGGACCATTACAAGAATCCATCAAGACTTCACGCAATACAGTTCATAGAAACAAGCACATCAAAAAGCCCAAAGACGGCTGCATTGTCTTAATGACTTACCTAGATCAAAGCTCGCATGTCGGGCTTTTTTTTCAAGGTCGAATTTTCCATTTGATCGAACGCGGGCCGCAGAGAATCACTGTAGAGCAGGCGAATAGTATTTTTAGTCGGATTCGATATTATGAGCCAAATTTATGTGTACCGGAACTCACTAAACAAGAATGAGGTTGATGTAATCGATACAGATAGCATTCTGTATGAATTCCTGTTAATCAAAAAACAATTTCCACAAGCAAAAATCTATCTTGGCAACCCATGCCCTGAAAATGACATAACTCCCATTTTAAACGACAAGTCATCAATTGCGCGCTTAACTGAAATTTCAGATGAATGCAGCATTGTTTGCCATCCTGGTGAGCTATCATCATTTGTCACGTGGGTTGCTACAAAAATTCTTGGCTCTGCCGTTTCTGCTCTTGTGAAGGTTCCAAAACCCAACATGAGCAATAACGGCTCAATGTCTGGTTCAAGTAACAATAACTTATCAGATCCAGAGAACCGCCAGCGTTTAAAACAACGTATACCTTTCATTTTGGGGCGTGTTAAAGCTATTCCAGATCTTTTTGCTCCAGTCATCAAATACTTTAAAGATGGGGTCGAAGTTGAAGAATCTTTGATGTGTATTTGTGAAAACCCTGTTCAAGTTTCTAACTTCAAGTCGGGCGATACACCAATACAAGAGATACCCGGCACAAGCCTTTCAGCTTATGGACACAATCAATCTTTAATTGGGAATAAAACTATATTTAAGTGGGGGGGATACATTTGACCAGCCGCCAGTTATTGCCCGTCAAAATGCTTCTATTAACGGACAAACTCTTTTGCCGCCAAATAGCACACGTATTGAAGCGAGTGACATTTATTTCCAGTATCCAAATTTAATTAAGGCAAATAATCAAGGTACAGCAGATAGATTCAATGCTTTTGATATTAACGATTCGTTAATTATTAGTGGGGCGAATTTTGGTATTAATGACTTAGCTATTACTGGACAAGTTGAAGTAGACAATACCAATAATACGTTCTCAATTGCTTCAAACCAAACCATTGTTGATTTTCAAAATTACCGAAAAATCAATGTGACTTCTTTGCTTGTCACTGATCCTGTGCGTGGTCAACTAGATCTTGCAGGTTTATATGATATTGATTCTATTGCATATGAATCGGGTATTTATACGATTCATTTAAAGAATCCTGTATCAACTAATTCAAATTTTGCAAATCTTACAGAAGTATTGACTGCTAATATTTCAGCAAATCTTACGGCTAATAATGCAAATATTTTCTTGGATGGTAATTACGTAGTAACTGGCGTGGATAAAGCTAACAAGCAAATTTCTTTAGCTACCCCGAGTGCTGTGAATGATGACTGGAACAAGCTTGCAGACTTAACGGATCGGAAAACCAGTACTGGTACAATTAAGCTGAGAGGTAGTCAAGAAAATTATATCGGTTGGTTTACGATTGAGTCGGCAAAAGCTACAGGTCTACTGCTTAATTTCCAAGCGCTTAATGGTATCTATCAAGGCTCATCTGCAAAGTTTGTAGATATTTATGTCGAATATCAGCGAGTAGTAAACGGGAACCCAACGGGCAATGTTTATAATCAAACAATACGCCTAAATGGTAAAGCAAATAACCGTGATAGTGTCGGTGGTTCAATGTGGATTACATTGCCATTCACAGGTGCAGTGCGTTTTAGAGCACGCCGCACAAATGATAATGGCGATGCTATAGATCTATCAGACGAAACTAAGTTTTATACCGCATACGCATATCATTACTTATCCAAGCTTGTATATGACAACCGGGTTTTAATTCGTCAACGAACACAGGCAACACGTGCAGCAACGGCCATTGATAGCCGAATGACAAACTGTATAGCAGAAAGTTTGGTTTACTCATACCGTGATGGAGTTAAGTCGGATACTCGAATACCATCAAGATTTATTCCTGATCTAGTAATTGAGTTAGCTTTGCATAAGTTGATTGGCCGAAGAACATTGAATGAAGTAAATGTCGAAAAACTGTATTCAGTTTTTGATGAGGTTGTTGATTATTTTGGCTCAGAAAAGATGGCTGAGTTTAATTACACCATTGACGATAAAAACCAATCATTTGAAGAGATTCTAAAAATGTTGGCCGGCGTCTCTTGCTGTAATGACCGCCGTGTAAATCGCCAAATTTATTTTGAGTTTGAGAAGGCAGGCAGAGAACCTTTCTTACTGTTTAATCACCGAAATAAAAAAGCTCGTACAGAGGTTAGAACAACGCGAACTAAACCCGAAAATAACTATGATGGCGTAGAACTTACATACGTTGATAGTGAAGCGGGCTGGATTGAGAAGACTTTAAAAATCCCCAATGATCAAATCACGAACCCGAAGAAAATTGAGGGTTACGGAATTGTCTATAAAGAACAAGCGCACATCATTGCATGGCGCGCATGGAACAAGATTCAGTTTCAATCTGTAAATTGTCGCTTCTCATGTCTTGCTGAGGGCGAGTTAGTTGGCAGTGGCGATCCTGTAGCGGTAGTTGATGACACTCGATTAGAACCAACATTTTTTGGCGATCCTTCGCAAGCAATCTTGTCTGGTGAGGTGCTCGCGTGGAATGGCTTGAAAATCACAGGTTCTCAACCTTGCAAGCTGTCTGCCGAGCATTCATTTGTAATCCATTTGCAGCTTAAAAGCGGATATATAGACATCATCCCAGTGACGCAGGGGCAGAACGATTATGAGTTTGTACTTTCACGTCCACCAGTTGAAGCGCTAGTAACAGAAGGCGAAGTTAAAACCGTTTATTCGCTCTCTACAGACGATCGGCAAGATGATGATCTATTTCTTATAACGACAAAGAGAAGGGCAGGTATTTTTGAAAATGAATTAACCCTAGTAAACCTTGATGAACGTTACTATCAAAACGATAGCGACATAAAAAACAATCTTATTTAAATACCAGTCCTTTAGATCCCCGCATTTGCGGGGATTTTTTTTGGAGAAAATTTATGGCTCTAAATGCTGAAAAGTTTGCGAATCTTGAACGCGATATTGATGACACAGGTAAAGCGATAAACATAAAGGCGATTATTACCCCTAGATATGGCGATCCATTTAATTCCATCCCACTTGTCTCTGAGATATTAATGGAAAATGGAGGGTATGAGCCTTTTTCTACTGAGGCCGAATTGCTCGCATCGACACCATTGTTACCAAAAAGAGCAGCTAAGGCGCTTGATACTAAGAAAATCTGGATTTGGGAGGTTCGCCCGCCACAAACGAAGCCTACTTGGTATGATACGGGATTGAGTGAACTAGATATTGCTAAAAATAATACATCTGAGGCATTGCTTTCTACACTCTCCGATCTTGATACTTTTGTAATCGATGAGCATTTTGAAACATCACAAGCCGCACACACAAATGGAACTTTATTTGCAACGCAACTTTTACAGAAAGATGTAACAGTTACGGACGTTATGTTCAAAGTCATTAGTTATGGTGGTTTAACCTCATTTACAGTTGCATTATATATTGTTGATGCAAATATGACTGTAAAAAATGTTCTGTCAACGCACAACTTAACTGTATCGAGTAATCCAATTTACCAAATAAGCGGTTTGAGCATTAATGTTCCAAATGGTCAATTTCTTGCTGTAGGCGTACAAGCTGGTATTAGAATAGGTCACCGCACATTAACTCCATACCAAACAAATGGGTTTTATTATGCTCAGAATGTTTCAAATCCAACAAATTTACCAATAGATTTTACTCCAGCTACAAAACAAAATTTGGCAGCAAAATGCTTTGGTTTTGTTCTAACTGGTAAGTTGTTGCCTACTGATTTCTATCAGGTTAGGAAGAGTAGTCAAGTAGTTTCAAAAGAGATTTACGATTACCTTAATTTGGTAGCAACAAATGTTAATGCAAATGGCGAGTTGTACTTTGTGCCTCGGCTATACCCAAATGCAAAAAAAGTTGGAAAGCTTACTGTTAACTTAAAGTCAATTACGTCAACAGGAAAAACATCATTTAGTATTAGGCCATACTTCAAGCGCGCTTCTGATAATGTGATCATAAGTGCAGGAGAATTAATTACCTTTACTAATATTTCAGAGGGAATGCGCTATAGCGTTGATTTGGATATGACATTTCCAGAAGGCTGTTATTTTGGTATTGGTGTTGAAACTGGTGTGAACATTGGATATTCAACCAATTCGGCAGCTGGTAACTTCCATTATTCCGCAACGCAATCTAATTCTCTAACTTTAGAGCCGAATATTGTTAAAGCCCCATTACAAATTATCACTGGTGCACCGGGGTTTAGTTTTGAGGTAAAAAATGAAGAATCATTTAATGCTGAAGACTATGTAAGAATTGGAGATTTACCAGAATCTTCGCCAAATTATCTAAGTGGCAAGAAAATTGTCGCTATCGGTGACTCTATGGTACAGGGTCATTCATTGTCAGACGCGTCAAATCAAACATGGTTAGCTAAACTTGCGATTCGCAACAATATGACACGGGTTAACTATGGTATAAATGGTACGTATCTTTCGAATAAATTATACGGGTCGTATGAAGGCGCTGTTATTCGCTATACACAAATGGATAATGATGCGGATTATGTAATTGTATTTGCTGGAACCAATGATGCACGTAATTCAGGCGTACCAATGGGCACGGATGACTCAACCGATAATACAACATTCAAAGGTGCTTTGAACGTTTTATGTAATGGTTTAATCACTAAGTATCCGAACAAAAAAATAGGTTTTATCACGCCATATTTACGTGATGCTAATTATCCTGCATATATTGAGGCAATCAAAACGATCTGTAAAAAATATAGTATTCCTGTTTTTGATAATTCAGAGCGAGGAGGTGTTTGCTGGACAAACACGGCTCAGTTAAATGCTATTACTTTGAATGATACCTATCACCTTAATGAGACGGGTATGGATTATGCAAGTTATAAATACGAAGCATTTATCAGATCACTTTAAGAAATTATGAGAGCACTCGAAAGGGTGCTTTTTTATTGCCTAAATTATGGAGAAACGAAATGTCTGAAACTCAGTCTGCATTCGGGGTTGGTGCAGCAACAATAACGCAAAAAGTAACAGCAACTACTGGGGTGGGGTCGTTTATCGGATTTATAGCCAAAATCGATGTTATTGCATGGGGCGGTTTGGTAATTGCTGCACTTGGTTTGGCTGTACAGCTTTATTTTGCCTGGGCGCGTAATCGCCGTGAGAAGGTAGAGCATAAGTTACGAAAGGCAGAGTACGAGCTACGTATTAAAAAGTTAAAAGGTGACTGTAATGTCAAACAAGACTAAATATATTGCAGCAGTCTTAGCAGCTTCGGCTGCTTTTTTTGTGGGCGTAAAAAACGATGAAGGGTTTACATCAAAGCCAGTAATTCCCGTTAAAGGGGATCGGCCAACACAGGGCCATGGTTCTACATTTAAACCCGATGGCTCACCAGTAAAAATGACAGATCCACCAATCACACGAGCGACCGCAGATAAGTGGTTGCGAAATGATGTGGCTAAGCGTGAAGTCGCGTTTAAAGATTCATTGAGGGGCGTGAAATTATCACAAACTGAATATGACCTATACCTCGATTTCACGTATCAATACGGGATTGGTGCATGGTCTAGCTCATCAATGCTGAAAAATCTAAAGGTAGGGAAGTATAAGGCAGCTTGCGACTCATTACTTAAATATAAGTATGTTGCAAAGCGTGATTGTTCTATTCGCAAAAATGGTTGCTACGGGGTTTGGACCAGACAAGTAGAACGACACGCAAAATGTATAGGAGCGCAGTGATGTGGATTGTATTTGCTGCTAAATATTGGCGAGAAATCATTATTGTGTTTCTCGCTTTTTTATTGGCCATATCTTTGGCCGTACTCAATTACAAAACTGGTCAGCTAAAAGAAGCTGAACAAAAGTGTCAATCTCAGATCCAAGAGATTGAGCGCAAGAATTTGAAAGCTCTTGCAGAAAAGCAAAATCAGATCAATAAAGTGAGCGCAGACTATGAGCAAGTCAAAGCAGAGCAAAACACTAAAGTCGAATATATTGAGCGTGAAGTGCAAAAGATCGTGGAGCGTCCTGTTTATAAGTCTAGCTGTATTGATGATGACGGGATGCAGCAACTCAATGAACTCATTAAAGCCGGTAATACCAGCTAATCTCATCCAGCCGTGCCCTAATTTAAATGAAATTGAGGGCACAACTGGCAAAGATTTAATGATCTGGTCAGTTGATACAGTTGCAAAATATAATGACTGCAAAGCAAGACACGGTGCGCTTGTGAAGACTCTTGAGTAATGACTTTTTAGTGTGCAATTATTTGCTCAATAATCTGGATAATTGCACATTTTGAGCAAAATTATTCTCAACTGTATTCTCTCGAGGTTTTTCATGCAGCAATTAATGATTATGGTCACAGAAGTTGGAAAGCTTGAGCACACATGTAATTTGCTTGCTGAGGTAAACAAAGGCGGTAAAGTCATAAAGGTTTTTGACTACAACGGTAATCAATTACCAATCAACATTGATGGAACCGTGACATTTAATAGACGCCGTTGGGAATTACCATCTAAAGTTGAGCTTTAGCCGCCTGAACAATAAGCTCATTATGACTTTTAAACTTTTTCTCTAAATCTCGAGTGTTTTTAGGGAAATAAATTCTATTTAGAATCAACCCTTTTGCCAAATCTGAAATGATGACTTTTTCAATCATATTCATTGCTTTTCGCAAATCCTCAAAACTTACTTGTACGTAGCCGTCTGTCACATCTTGACTATCATCTTCGGTTGTGTGGTTGATTAGACGCTTAATTGTATAACTACCTATAGCTAAACTATTGGCGATTGTACTGAAAGTACGGCGTAAATCATGAAAAGTGAACTCAATACCAGTGCTTTCAGTCACAGCTTCACGAGCATGACGTTTATCTATAATATGTGACTTGTTCCGAAAGTCCGGAAACACATATTTCCCATCCGGATTCATCTTTCTTCTTTCTCTTAAAATATGCCACAGCATTTCCCCAACTGGTAATAACAGTTCCTCACCATTTTTGGTATCTGTTATAAGAACAGTGCCATACTTCAAATCAATTTTTGACCACTCCAGACCCTCACCCTCATTTCGTCTAAAGCCAGTTAATACTAAAAGAAATAAAAAATCTTGATTGGTATAAGCGAGATGGTTGTCGTTTTGATTTCCCGGCCAATATTGTTTGGCAACTCCCTCCGCCCAATCATGAAGCTGTTCAGATCTAATATAGTTTTTTCTACGTTTAATTTTATTCCAAGTCTTAGTTTCGTAAATTGTTAGTACAGGGTTGGGTTCTGTAATCAGCTTATTATTATTACTACTATCAACTGTGATTTTAACCGTGAAATTATATAGGGCAGAGAAAAATTTCATTGCCAAATTTGCCTGAGCTCTACTTCTTTCTGATAGAACTGTATGGCGATCCATAACAGCTTTACTTGTTATTTGGTTAATTTTTAAATTTTGCCAATCTTCAAAGTAATCATTTACACATCGATCATATGCATCAAGTGTTGTGGCGCTTAAGTCTTTTTTAGCCTTATAACTTTCATATGCTTCTTTAACGGTTGGTATTAGTTTTAGGTCCTGCTTTTCTGCAAGAAGCTGATTTTTACTATCTCGTTTATCTTTGTTGGGATTGATACCTTTTGAGATCATTAACAAGTATTCTTGGGCTTTTTCGCGTGCTTGCTGGACTGTCCAAATACCATGCTTGCCGATAGTCACACGACATGTCTCACCGGTTGGTAATTTTTTTTCCGCAATATAGCTTTTAGAACTTTTCGTTACGCGTAAAGCAAACCCCGTTAATTTGTCATCCTTATAAAAAACCTGTTCACCTGCCGCCGTGAAGGGGAGTGAATCAACAAAAGATTTTGTTAAGGTTTGCTTATTAACGGACATATTCAACAAATTATTAATGACTTGATTAAGCGATAATAAACAACATTAAGCAACAATTCTAGTGGCTACATAGCGGCTACATTATTCAGAATATTGATGTTTGGAAGGGATTAGATAGGTTTTATATTGTTATAAGTTATTGTTATCTATTTAAAAATAAATGCTCCGAAGATGCCGCTGCATGTCGTTACCCTTGAACCCTAAAGTTCAAGGTAATTTTGTAAATCTTTGCAACATTAGGCGACATTAAACAATATTATGCAACAATAAAAGCCTAAATAAATCATTATTTTAGTGATTATGCAACATTAAACAATATTATGCGCTATTTGGCTTTTATGGTTGTGGCTACATACTGGCTACACGGCTACATTTTTAATTTTTTAGGCTACATCTTGGCTACATTTACAGGCATTAAAAAAGCGGCTTATGAGCCGCTTACATTAGACGTATTAGTTCCTTTTCTTTTCTTTACATACTCAATAACGTCTGACTTGATGTAAAGAACTTTACGTGGACTGACTTTTGTATAGGGAATTCCACCACCATGGGTTCGCTTTTGCTGCAGAAGCGAAGTTGAAACATCCAGAACCACGGCGACCACTTCTGGCGGAAATGGCTCATCATTTGCAGCTTCCCAAAATTCTTTTTTAAGTGCAGATTTTTCCTCTGGAGTCATGCGGGCTAATTTATTTAAACGTTTCATCATTACTCCTTACTTTCCGCTTTAACTTCTAATTGAGTACCCTCATAGGTGCCATCACCTCCACAATTTAGACAATGTGTATACATACCTAAACCATCCCCATCAGGACTAAAGTTTTCAGGTAATGAAACATCTATAAATTCAGTACCGCCAATTGGCTTCGTATGAATATGAGGGGCAAGACCGTAATAGGGGTAAATGCATTCACCATTTCCATCATCACAAAATTCACATGTTTTAACTTTTACTCCACTCATCCCTCAGCTCCCGATTCGCTTGCTTCTAACATCTTCAAGTTTTCTGCAACTGCATTTTCAGCTTCGGCTTTTGAAGCGAATTGAAGAATTTCAAAGTTATCTTCATCTTTATAGATATTTGCAAAATATACTTTTGTTGAATCAGTACGTTGCCATTTTTGCAACTCAAGCACTTCTCCCTTATCTATTTCAATGTCATATTCGAAAGGGCAATCAACTACATAATCTGAGCCTTCCAAATAATATGTATCTGTAAGCTTTTGTTGAGTATCTGGCACCGCCTGATCATTATTAATCTGTGCATACAAATCTTGTCTTTCATCAAGCAATTCAGTGATTCGATCTTGAAGACGACCAATCTCAAAAGATTGTTGCACCGCCTGAGCTTTGGCTTTTTGCCACAAATCCCATCCATAATTAATTTCGGCTAGGGCAGATAGGTTAATTTCAGTTAGTGGCAAATGAGCATGTAAGCAATATGCATTGGTTGCCTCATCAAATTTGACTATCTTGAAAACCTTGTCACTGTGTTGAGCCTCAAACTCACTTCTTAACTTATTCAAATCTAACATTAGCCTTCTCCTCAAACTCTCAATGGCATCAACAGGCCATGTACGCCGTCCACAAATTCCACATAAGTTGAAGTAGTGGCACCAGATGGATAAAAGAGAGGGAATCGGCAATTAAGAATTTTGGAGCACTTCATGAATTGGCCCACATATTCTAAATTCCACTGCACAAACTCTTTAGGGGGTTCGGTCGGTTTTGGAATATCAACACGGCTTATATCTGGAAACTTGCCGTCAATTGGTCGGAAGAATTCAAACATCCCATTTTCGTAATCCAGCAACCAAAATTCATCATCAATTTGGCTTAAAGTGATAGTCTTTACTTTTGGGTTATTACCGACCTTTTTAATAAAAGATTTAACTATTTCAATTGGGATAATCACCTCTAAATCTTTTACTTCTGGAGCGTCACAGATAAGAGCACAATGTCCATTTGTTGCGGCCATCACTCCATCTTTAACCAATACACCCATTAAGTAGAACCTTACTTCACGATGTGCAGCAAAAAGACTTGTTGCTTGAAGGTGCTTATAATTAAGAGTTACTTGTTTCAAAAAGTTCATGGTTGCACCTCATTTTTATTTGCAAACACATTGGCAAACGTACTGCCCGCTAATTCTGGCAAGATGTTATTGGCTTCCTCAAAGGCGATAGCTCTTGCTGCTGCTTCTGAATCTAGTGTCATGGAGTCGTTATACTTCTTCCATTCCTCTTTAGATCGCCGATCCAAGAATCTACCTAGCAAGTGAAGAATCTGTTTAGTTGCATTATTGGTTTTCTTATAGCGAGCATCTGTTTCTATAAGGTCTATAGCTCCAGCTCTAGCCAACTTTAAAAGCTCATCATGTGGCAAGCTTTCAAAATCAATTCCAATTATTTGATCTGCTTTCTTTAGATCAACATCCTTACTTGGGTTGATTAATCTTTGTTTTACATCTTGCGGGCTGATCTTATGTGCAAGCCCATTTCGTCTAAAGCGAATTACATTACTCATGATCATGCCTTCAAATGTTTTTCAAATTCTTTAAAAAGCTGGGTAGCTGCCTTATTCATTTTTCCGTCATACATGATGTGTACGTTTCTAGGAAAAAGTTTGCTGACCGTGGCGCAATAAAACTCCATGCGCCCACAAGGTCTAACAATTCCGCGATACCCAATCTTTGTAAGCCACAATAAAAACGCCTTAAAAAGAACCTCCCTAGAGAGGTCGGCGTAATTAACGCCGTTCGTCATTCTTAAAACCTTCCGTAAGTGTTTTAGAGATGGCCGCATTCGCTGGATCTAAATGATTTGTGTTGATTACTTGCGTCTCTGGGACAACCTCTAGGTGTGTAATATTATTTTTCAACTCATCAAGTTGGTATTGACCACCAGTTAATTGAGCAAGCTCACCGTTGTGATAATCCTGAGATAAATCTGCTTGAGTTTTGGCAATATCAATCAAGCGAAAGGTTTTATCAAAGGCAAACTTACTTAAGTTGTGATCCTTTAGTTTTTCAACAAGACTTAGCTCAATTGCGGACAGTAGGGCATTGATATCACCCATATCATTCTTAGCTTCACTACGAGCTGCAATAAGGTCATCCACAGTCACGCTTTTGTTTTCTGGAAAAAGTTGTGAACTAGTACGCATGATTATTCCCCATTACCATCTAATTGTTTTTGAATACGCATTTCCTCATCTTCCCAGTAGTCAGATCGAAGTGTCATTGTGTACTCAAGAATTCCAGTGAATTGCTCTAAGCTGTGAAAGTAAGCCTCATGCATACCATGCTTAGCAGCTTCTTGCTTTAAGGCTTTTACTTTTTTCCTTGATTTCGTGAAGGGTGTATAAAGTCCATTCAAGATCATTTTTGCTAAGCAAACCGCATCAAACAGGTCGATCAAGTCAACTTTTAAATTACCCATTTGACTTCTCCTTACCAGCCTCTTCTGCTTCTAGGTCAATGTCATTAATATCTTTTTCAAGCTCTTTTATGACGTTGAATACACCATAAAAGTAGTTGCACTGATGTTTTGAAGTGAGATCGGTTTCAGAAATTGCCAAAACAGCACCTTCAACACAAACAAGGTTGTTTCTAAACTCAACTAATTGTTGGCTTTTAAATACAGATTCCATTTCTTCAAGAACCGACAAAGTTTTTTGGAAAAGTATTAAGCTGGTTTTGGAAACCGCTTGGGCCATGTACTTGGCTTTAATTTCATCTTCATATTCTTCAATACTCGATGCTTGGAGCATAAAAGCCGCCAATTGATCTAGATGACAAGAAACCTCAAAAGCAAGATTCCGAAAATCGTTAAGATTAGGTTTTTGTTGACTAAGATTTGTGATTTGGTTCATAATATGTGCACCTTAGTTCTCCTGTATATCCGCCAAGACTCACAGGAAAAATTGAGTTAGAAATACTTTACAAACTGACTGAGCATCCTAAATGCATCGGTCTTTTTGTTGTTTTTAATGTTCTAATATACGAACAGATAAGTCAATACTTTGTTCTTAAAAATATTCCTATTTTGGTATAAATATATGAACTATAAAAACATTTAGAAATAAAAAAAGGCCCAAATGTGGGCCTTTTGTTCGCATCTGTGTTTTTATGTTAGGAAATTAAATTTCTTAGCAGGTTTAAATGATCCAACATATTTCCCCACTAGAATACAATCCTCTTTTAGCGGGATAATTTGTTCACTCCAATTGGGATTTAATGGTTTTAAGTAGTAGCCATTTGGTTCAGCAACCAATGCTTTGAAAGTTGCTTCATTGCCACATCTAACAACAACCATTTCTCCAGTCTGTATATCTTCAAGTACATAGTCTGGATCAATACAAATCTTTTCCCCTTCCTCAAAGTAGGGCGCATTACTTAACCCTTTAACTTCAAGATAAAAACTTCGCTTACCTGCACCCGGTACAAGTGGCATTTTCTCGCATTCTTGAATATTTACTGCATCCATATCTGTCCAATTCCCAGCCTGCACCCAAGATAAAACCGGTGCGTAAATAACTGAAGCCATCGAATTAATATCAACATTATTATCCATATTGCTGGCAGTGTCATTCAATTGACCTGTAAGCAACCATGTTGGAGTGGTTTTTAATACTTGTGCTAGTGAATCAATATAAGTAGCACTAGGGTTTACCGCTCCCTTGATCCAACTCGAAACGGTCGCTTTACCAGCGCCTGTTCCTCTCATTAAATCAGCATGTCTCAAATTTAATTCGTCCATTCGTTTGCGTATACGCTCAGAAACTTGGCTCACACTTAAGCCCTCACCCCTTAGTTGATGTTCGCAATTATGAACATGTGTATTGACAATTGCAAGTCTTTATAGTTCTAATATACGAACAAATCAGTTCATATTAATGGGACTATTTATGACTGTGGATGACCTTAAGAAGTTTTACGGAGTCGAAAACAACTATCAATTAGCCAAAAGGCTTAGAAAAGGCAGAACCACAATTAAGCAGTGGGATGATGGCGGCATACCAATTGGTGTACAGGCTATTTTTGAGTTGCTGACAGGTGGGCGCGTAAAAGCTGACCGCAAATTGTTATTTGGATTCACAAATTAAAAACCGCCATCTGCTGGAACAGATAGCGGTTTGAATATCGTATTTGGAGCAAACCAAAATGAATGAACAAATCTTAGCACAAAATTCAGACTGTGCAAGCCCATATGATGATGAGGATCAAGTCCTCACTCAATGGCAAATTGATCATGACGCATATGCAGACTCAATAGCTGAGTACAAGGAATCTCGCCAAGAACTTGAAAAGGCTTTAGGTGTTCAAAAGGACTTCAACAAAACTTCCCATCCAATTGGGGAGGTTATAGCGGACCTGCAAAAACATTCTCACCTTTATGCACTTTTGAATCGATTTGAGAGCGCTGTAATTAACCGTCTAAGAGCAAAGGATAAGTTGTAATGCACGATAATAATTCTATTGATGGCGGGGTAATTTTGCCTGATCCATTAATTGATAGTGATGTGGATTTACGCGACTTTGCATACATGCCACTTGATGTGGTGCGTTTCAGAGACAGCGATTTCACAGCTATTACAGATGGGGAAGCATTCAAGGCAGGTGTTTTGCTTTGGTGTGCTTCATGGCATCAAGTGCCTGCTGGATCACTTCCAAATGATGATCGTATTCTTGCAAATCTTGCGGGTTTTGGTCGCTTCATTGGGGAATGGGTAAAGGTTAAAGCTGAGGCATTGCATGGCTGGAAAGAGTGCAATGATGGCCGCATCTATCACCCAACAATCTGCGAGAAAGCACAGGAAAGCTGGGCATCAAAACAGGGCCATCACTACGCAAAATTTGCGGACAGAATGCGGAAATACAACAAAAAGCTTGAGTCAGAAGGCAAGAAATCCATAGATATTCCAACAAGTGAACAATGGATAGCTGCTGGATGCCCAAAAGATTGGGTTGAGTCTTCCATAAGTGTTCCACAAGAATTCCATCGGAATTCCAACGGAACTCCAAAAGAAAGCCAAAATCAATCTAGCGGAATTCCTTCGAATTCTGCTCTTAAGGGAGAAGTAATAGAACATAAGGGAAATAATATAAATATATGTCCGCCTAACGGCGAACCTGTACCCGCTGAAAAACCAAAAGAGAGTTTCAAAGAAGAAATCCAAGAGATCTTTGAATTCTGGAAAACAACGTTTAACAAAAACAGCCGTACTGTTTTGGACAATAAACGTAAAACTAAGATTCAAGCCAGACTCAAGGAGGGTTACACAGTTCAAGACATTAAATTGGCAATTACTAATTGCTCCAAGTCTGAATACCACCTTCAAAACAACTTTACTGACATTGAGTTAATTTGCCGTGAAGCAACAAAACTTGATCGGTTCATTGGTATGTCTGGGCAAGAGCCAAACGTAGCGAACCAGTCTTCGGAGCAACCACAGGAACAGCAAGTTTTCAGACCAACGCCAGTGCGTGTCCAATATGGCAAAGCCTATGCTGAGGGTGGTACAGAATGACTAATGATTTGAATGTAACTGGTATTGAAAAGGACCCATTGTCAGATCCAAGCATTGAATCCTCTGTTCTGGTTTCAATTCTGACGATTAATGAGGCTGCTGATTATGTGGCACAAATGCATGAGCATTTATTCACTATTCATACTCATCAAGTGATTTTTAAAGCTATGCGCTCACTTTATGAGCGTGGTGAAATTATTGATGAACTTACAGTTTTGAGAGCAATTAAGTCGCTTGGGGCAGAGTCAAAAGGTATCAATGAACAATACATCATTGAGCTATTAGGGAATGTCGTAGGCAAAGCAATCAACTTTAAGTCATACATCAAGATGCTGGAGGAATTGCACCTTAGACGGCAGCTTCGAGATGTTGGCAAAAAAACTCAGATTTATGCAAATGATGTGGGTTATGGATCTGCCGATGATGTTTTGGAAAAGGCAAATACCCTCTTAAGCAATATTAATTCCGTGTCTAACAAGGGTGATGTAGAGCACCTTTCTCATTCTGTAATTTCAATAATGGAAGAGATCAACAGCATCCAAACTGAAAGGATGAGCGGTCAATACAGAGTTCGTGGGGTTAATACTGGTTTTGTAGCTCTTGATCATCGAATTGGGGAAATTAATAACGGCGATTTAGTTGTTATTGCAGCTCGTCCAAGTATGGGTAAAACGGCCTTTGCTTTGAACTTGGCAACCAATATTGCAACTAATTTACGTAAGCCGGTTTTGATTGAATCCATCGAAATGAAAAGAGATGCAATCACCAAGCGGATCATCTCAAGCGTAGGGGATCTTAAACTTTCAAAAATCAAAAATGCTGAGTTGGATGGCGAAGATTGGACTTGTTTTACAGAGGCTGCAAAAGTTATTCAAAATTCGCCTCTCATGATCATGGATGGCGCCGTCACAATTTCTGATATCAGAAAGCATGCGCGCAAAGTGAGATCGGAAGAGGGTTCGCTGGGTGCCATTTTTGTTGATTACTTACAAAAAATTATTACACCGCATTTGCCAGCAAGTGCGTCTGAAAATGACCGTTTGACTTATATCTCAGATTCATTGAAGCGCGTGGCAATGGAATTTAATTGCCCAGTGTTTGCTTTATCGCAATTAAGTCGTCAATTGGAAAACCGATCAGATAAGCGACCAATTATGTCAGACCTTCGCGGATCTGGAGCAATTGAGCAAGATGCTGACGTAATTTTATTCCTTTACCGGGATGAGTATTACAACGGCGAGAAGTCAAAAACACCCGGTTTGCTTGAAGTGAACGCCGCAAAAGTGCGTGACGGCTCAGTAGGCAAAACCTTTCTTTGTTCTGAGCTGGACTATAGCCGCTTCTCAAATGTGCATAGTGATCAATTGGCAGCTCTTGAAAGTAAAGATAATTCAGGAAGCTTCATATGAAAACGTTCTTATCAATCATGGTTCTTATTTGTATTTCAACTTTTCTCGGTTTGGTTATGGCTGCATTAGCTGCAAAGCTGCACCAGTTTTCAGGAAGTCTAGCTAAATTTCGTTTTTCTTTGGCTTTCATGGATATCACTTTTTTCTTTTTATGTGTTTTGACCCTAATCGTATTGGGTGGAGGTAAATATCTGGCGTTTTCTCACGGAATTTTATTTTTGTTGGCGTTGTATCTAATTTTTTATCGGTTCGAAAAGTGGGAGCGTAAAGCATGAATGAAAAATGGACCTACAAAGAGATGATGGCCCTGCGTTGTGCATATAACCATGGTGTAAGAACACCAGAAACACGAGCGGCAGCTTGCCTGTATGTGAAGTTGGGTAGAAATAAATTATTAGATCAATTCAAGAAAGAAAGTGAAGCAAAAGGTAAGGTGGAATGATGAATAATAAACCGCATGTATTACAAGCTTGTAACTGGAAGAAGTACACCATTGAGAATTGGTTAGAACAATTTGGGGCATGGATTAATGAAGATAACGCTGAAACTTATTTGGGTACACGTAACACCTTAACTTACTTAATTGATTCTGTAGAGGGCGTAAAGCGTGATGCAAGAAAGCGCTCATTGCCACAGTGCAAAATCTCCACTGATGAGGCGAGAGCTGTAAGTGGATTATTGCGTGATTTACGAATGAACCCAAACCCTACATTACAAGAATGGCTAGATTTTGTAGTGTTGTATTACGTGCATGGGTTGAGTGAGGAAACTATTGCTGACATTAGCAAATGCTCACGTAACGCCGTAAGACAAGATTTAAAGTGTGGTATTGCCTATATTGTTGGGCAACGTAATACATTGCGGAGTAAATTAACCGAAAAACAGGCCAAAGTAAGAAAACCAAAGAAAACGCTTGACTTGGCGCCAATAGTTCTTTAAATTCGTGATAAGTGGTACGAAGTATAAGCAAGTGTCACTGATCTTAAAGAAGCTCGCCAAACGGTGGGCTTTTTGCGTTTCTGGAGAATCGAAATGGGCAACACATGGCACGCTGATCAAGATAATAATATGCGACCAGATGTTAAGGGGTTGCCTTGTCCATTCTGTGGTTATGATCACGGGATAGCGGTTGACACCGAATCAACCGATTTAAAGGAGCATGGAGTAGTTTGGTCGGCTCGCGCATATTGTCATGAGTGTGGATCACAGTGCCCAAGCACAAGAATAACCAATTGGCCCGATCATCCTTTAAATGAAGAGCGACTTTATGTTGACTGGGAAAATGAACGTGAGGTGGTAAATCTCGCCGTTAAGATCTGGAATATACGAGTTTAACTTTTATCTCGCGAGAGGTGCTTTGTTGGGGCACCTCTCAATTTTGCCGAACGGATTACGGCGCATAAAGCCCTGCCAAATACTAGATATTGGCGGGGCTTTTATTTTTTCGGGGGATATATGAAAGCTAAAAAACTTTTAGAGAAGCTTGGTGCTAAGGGAATAAAAAAGATTCTTGAGAGTGCACACCAAGAAGCTGTTTATTTTGTAGATGAATGGAATGAGCATTTTAAGGTACATGGGTTTTACACAGATAAGTGTATTGTCGGTGTTCACAATCCGCATTCACACTACAAATTGTCAGAATTAAAACAGGCATTGGGTGGCGAACATGGATACAAGCGAAGCTAAGAAAAATTTAAACAAATATTCGGATGAATTAAGCCGCTACCAGAACTTGTCTCGCACCGGGTTAAGCCGTGAAGAAATGCTTGTTATAGATCGAATCATCATTCGACTGAAAAACAAGATTAATAATTTACGGTCCATGTTGAATGCGTGATGCCAAACGATTAGCCGAAGTACGCAAGCTGCCATGCATGAGATGTGGTGCACCAGCACCAAGCCAAGCCGCGCATTCTAATTCTAGTAAAGACGGTAAGGGCAGATCCATTAAGGCTTGCGACTCTAAAACTGTTTCTTTGTGTTTCTCCTGTCATCATTTGTTTGATACCTACCAACTAGGCAACAGGCAGGAAAGCGAAGACTTATTTAATAAGTGGCTTAAGCGAACCAACGCAATGCTTGAGTCTGATGACGATTTATTTTAACCAGGGCTGAGAAGCTCTTTTTTTGTATCTTTATAAAGGTGAAACAATGAAGATGAAATTCTTAGCTATTGGTTTAATGTGCACAATGACAATGATTGGTTGTTCACGTGATGCTCAAGTAGCTTCTAAGAACCTTTCTTATGCTGCTGATAACTTTGAGCTGGACCGCAGGATTGTTTTTTATAACGGGATTACTGGTGACTACATTCTCACAATCGAGGGTAAATGTTCTTTTGATGCAGTAAGTGAAAAGAAAGTGGATGTAACTTGCAAGACAGGTGATTCAGAATTCAAGAAACATTCTTTGGGTATATCTGACAATGTTACTTATTTTTCTGAGCAATTAACAAGTAAAGGTGTTAGCACATACCACTACAAGGTAGCTTTTAAACCTCAATCAATCATCCCTGACGCTGATCTGAAAGTGAATTAATTCCCTCGAGTTCGAGGGTTTTAATTTTTGAGGGGAATATGGACAGACACACATTATTATCAATAGGCATTGGCCTAGTGCTTGGTTTCATGTTGATTTTAATCACAGAGCATTTCCGCTTTGTTATAGGCATGGTTCTGAGTGTGTTGGCTTTGAGATGGTTGTTTAGCCAGTGGTGAGTGTATGGAACCAGCAACATTCCCAATCAATAGTTATTCTGGGATTGTTCAGGTAATTAACTATCTGAACAATAACCACTCCAAAGCAGCCGCAGAAGGCAAACCTTTAGTCGTTAGAATCAATCAGAAGGAAGACGACAGGAGCGCCGCACAAAACCGGCTTTACTGGGCTTGGCTTGAGCAGATCAAGCAAAAGACCGGTAATTCAAAGGATGACCTTCATTTACTTTTTAAGAAAAAGTTTCTTGCCCGGATCTATGTTGAAGGTCGGCAAGAGACTGCAGAAAAGTACATGGCTTTGCAGAACTTTAAAGATGTTATTCAAGCATTCGATGGACCTAAGCGCCGTCAACTTGAAAAGGATTACCAAGTTTTGGTCAATACCTTCATTAAAGACCATCTGCAAAGCAAGAAGGCAACCATTAAAGAATTCACCAAATATCTGGACAAGATCAACATCTATGCACATAGAGACTTGGGCGTGATGTTGATTATCCCGGATGACCTTAAGTGGTGTTATCAAAATGAGCAATGATTCAAATTTGCAAGATGTAGTGCTTAAACTGATAGAGCAAAACAATAAGCTGATTGAACAGAATAGCTTGATCGTCCAAATCAATGCAGAACAATCTGCTCAGTTATCCGAAGTTCTATTAATGCTTGAAGATAGTGAACCGGCACAACGGTCAGGATCACTAGATGGGTGATTTTATAAGGATGAATATCAATGCCTAGAATTGTATCGGTTATACCGCCTAAAGATGACTCCAACATTACTAAAGCACAGGGTACAAAAATATTGCTTGATAATGGCGAGTACCTACGATGTGTCCACAAAATCACTTTAGTAGCAGAAGTTGATTCGCCGTGGAAAGCAATCATTGAAGTGTACCCATCTAATCAAGAGCAAATTAATGCATTGCTTGCAGATGTTGAGGTTATTAAACGTGACCAAGAATACAACCGCTTGGATGAGATTGAAAAGGAAATCCAGCAACTACAAGACGAGAAGGTGCTCATTGAACGCAAACACCGTCCAGAAGTAACAGGGCTTTCAATAGCTGGTGTAGCGAATGTACCAATGGGAGGGACTTTCTTGGTTGATAAAGGTGAGAGAGTTTTAAAGCCGCCTAAGAACGATGCTTTAACGGAGTTCCTTAAAAACAACCCTTCTCATTCAACAATCATTCCACCAGTAACAGGGCTGGTGAAAGATGAACAGGGTATTGTTCGCACTGTTCCAGATTCTAAAGGTGAGCACGATGATACCGAAGAGCATTATTAATAACCGCTTAGGGTTTTATGGATTAGATGATCTTGAACAGCCGCATTTAATAGTTGAGCCTGAAACTCCAGAAGTCCAGCGTAAACAATTGGAACTTCGTTTAGTTAGATTGGTCCAAGAGTATCAACGTAAAGGCTTAGACATGAAATACATCAACATTGATTTACTTAATGGTGTTGATGCGCGAGTAACCTTAAATGAAACTCCAAACATTCAAGAACAAGTTGCAGACGCTACAGGCACCCGCACAAAGCCAGAAGAACTCTAAACAAAACAATTGGGGTTCTGGTCGTGGTGGTCGTCCGTGGCGCCGTCTTAAAGCAAAGATCCATTTACGTGATGAGTGGACCTGTCAATGTTGTGGCATCGTCACTAAAGATTTAGAGCTTGACCATATTGTGAATGTGGCAAGAGGTGGAACGAATGATGAATCTAACCTCCAGTCTCTTTGTGTTCCATGCCATAAAAAGAAAACCCAACAGGAGAGCCGGCAGTGAATAGACAGAATCGGCCAATCAATGGTCAGCCAATGCAACCACCAACGAGATCTGTTCCTGAATATGCTCCACCACCACAAAATGAAATCTCATATTCAGATGAGCCAATCAATTCTGATTGCTGGTCAACTGGTTTTTATTGCGGTGCTTTCATTGGTATTGGGATTGGAATGTTGTTAATGAAGCTCTTTATAAAATTCACAAGTTAAATAAGAGCCATATGATGCAAAAAATCCAGCAGGCAGGGGGGAGGTCAAAAGTTCCAAGCCCTTCGCCGTTGGACACCGCCCCCCATCTCATTTATAAAAAAATTTCCCTCTCAGAAAAAGTTAAAGCAAAAAGTTAAAATCAAGTTAAAGGTAGAGCAATGGCATTAACAGAGAAAATGGAAAAATTTGCTCTTGCCATTGTTGACGGCAAGACAAATAAAGAAGCAGCAATTTCAGCAGGTTATGCAGAAAAAACCGCATCCGCCGCAGGTGCTAGATTAGCAAAAGATCCTGAGATTATTGTGTATATCGAAATGTTAAAGGCCAAAAAAGAAGGGCGCTCTTTAACATCCGATCGACCTAATGTTAAACCTGAAAACAAACCAGAAAATAGCGGTGAAGATGAAAACCCTATTGAGGAATTTCAGTTTGAAGGCGATGACCCTTTAGATTTTTTAATTAAGGTCATGAACTTCAATGGCAACAAGCTGCCTTTAAGAATGCAGGCAGCAATTGCAGCACTACCTTATAAGCATGGCAAGGTTGCAGAAAAAGGCAAGAAAGAAACCAAAGCAGAAACTGCAAGAGAAGGTAGTAAATCAGGAAAGTTTGCAACTTTAGATAATCAATTGATGAGCTAAATTATGTCTTCAATGTCACCCATCTGGACTA